GGCCCGTGAGTACGGGGCCCCTGAAGACTGCTTTACCCTTATAGCGGCTCTGTGGAGCCGCTATACAGGGTGCGACATCTCCACCGCGGATGTGGCCGCCATGATGGTACTTTTGAAGATTGCCCGCGTGGAGGGGAGCCCCAGGCATGCAGACAGCTGGGTGGACATAGCCGGGTACGCCGCCTGCGGAGCTGAGTGTGCTGCCGCTATGTCCGGCTGTGAGCGCGTAGGCGGCGTGGACTACGGCACAGTCCCGCCCCTGAAGGTGGAGGATATCCCCTCGACGGGGAACCCCTTCGGGCACGGCGACATGCCGGTGAAGACGATGTAGGGAGGATGGATATGAATAGCAATATTATCCGTTTTATGACGTCTGTTGAGCTGGGGGCAAGTGAGTGTGATCTGCTGGTGGCGCTGGCCGAACGCGTGAAGGCCGCGGAAACGAAACATCCCGACTTCTCTGATGGTATTTATCAGGGCGTGGGTGTCATCGGCGAGGAGTACGGAGAGCTTTGTCAGGCACTCAATAAGAATCAGGGGGAAGCGCGTGTCATGGATGAGGCGCTCGACCTGCTCTGTGTCGTCTGGCGCTTCTGCCGCGGGGACTGGAGGTAGAAGAGGGGGAAAAATGACGGCATGGGACATGGTGAGCATAGCCATTTTTGATTTGACCTTTAATGTTGCCTTTTATCTTCTGTTGGGAGGCGGACTGATGGCTGGCCTGCTCTTCCTTGTCTGGGTCACGAAACAGGTAGTCAGCCATATGGAGAAAAAAGTGAAAAGTATCTGCATACCGAATAAAATGCGTTTTGTCGGCAAGGGCGTAAAGTTCGAGCGCATCCGCCGTATTACGGGCTACCTTGTCGGCACTCTGGACCGTTTCAACGATGCAAAGCGCGCCGAGGAACATGACCGCGTGAAGCATATGTAAAAGATGGGACGTTATCATGAAGAAGGAAATTTTTGACAATGTAACTCTGTTCAACGGCGATTCCCTGACCATTCTTTCCGGAATGGCCGCCGAAAGCGTGGACGCCATCCTGACTGACCCACCGTATTCCAGCGGTGGCACGAGCACGTCAGCCCGGAAGGCCGATCCGGCAAAAAAATATCAACAAAGCGGTTGCAAGAAGAAATACCCCCCCATGCTGGGCGATGCCAAGGATCAGCGCAGCTGGACCATGTGGTGTACGCTCTGGCTGGTGCAGTGCTGGCGCGTACCGGAGCACCCCTGATGGTGTTTACGGACTGGCGCCAGCTGCCCGCCCTGACAGACGCCATCCAGGGCGCTGGCTGGAAATGGCTGGGCATCGTGCCATGGGACAAGAGGAGCGCCAGACCGCAAATCGGCAAGTTCCGCCAGCAGTGCGAGTACGTCCTCTACGCCTGCAAGGGAAGCCTGCACCTCGCAACGCATTCCTGTCTGCCGGGCGTGTACTCCTGCCCCGTCATCGCAAACCAGAAAGTGCATCTGACGAGCAAACCCGTTGCTCTAATCCATGACCTGCTGGCCATCACTAGCCCAGAAGGCGTTGTGCTTGACCCGTTTATGGGCGGCGGATCGGTGGGCGTGGCCTGCCGTGAATCCGGCAGGGGCTATGTGGGCATAGAGCTGTCCGAGGAATACTACGCCATCAGCCGTGACCGGATCTTACAGGCCGAGAAAAAAGCATAGGTAAAAGTCAGGTGGGAAAGCCCAGTCGACTTTTCACACAACATGAGTAAAAATGGAAAGTATCGACATACCGATTAAAATAAATTCAGGAGGAGCGAGATGAGCGAAGCCGCATACCTCAAAGCATTGAAGTTTACTTTCGCCCACGAGGGCGAGTACTCCAATGACCCGACAGACTCAGGCGGGCCCACTAAGTGGGGGGTAAGCCAGCAATCGATAAATGACATGCTGGCTTCTGACTCCGCCTTTCTGCGCTCTATTGGCATCACCTCGTCTTCGGTAGCATCGATGAAGCAGATCACCAGAGACCAGGCTGCGGCCATCTTCCGCCATGAGCACTGGGAGCCGCTCAGGTGCGACGCTATGCCTGACAGTATCGCCATTGCCGTTTTCGACTTTGGAATGAACGCCGGAAACCATCAGTCCATCCGCACCCTCCAGCGGGCCTTTAACCGGACCCATGTCGGAGAAGGGCTCCTTTCCGTCGATGGCTACATCGGCCCGCAGACGCTAAGGGCGGCCGCACAGATGGATAACGCAAGGGATATCCGGCTCCTTCTCGATGCGAGGCAGGATTTCTACGAAGGGCTCGTGGCTAAGAAACCCCGGAAGTACAGCCCCTTCATCCGTGGATGGACAAAGAGGGTCAATGACCTCCGGAAGTATCTGGGGGTGTGACGTGCGGCTCGTGATTATCAGCTACGCCCTGCTTGTCTCAGTATGCTGCGCTCTCTGGTGGGGGCTCCATCAGACAAGGCAGGAACTGGATTCATGCAGGGCTCAGCTCGGTGTGGTGACAGAGCAGAAAGAGATGCTTGCTGATGCCATGAAGGCAAGGAGAGAAGCTGATGAGCAGGCCGATAAAAGGACTTCTCAGACAGGGCAGGCTCTGGACCGTAATCGCGACTGGTCTCAGTGCCCTCTGCCTGATGACATCGTGCGCACCCTCAACGAAGCCTGTATGTCCGGCCCCGCCTCTGGAACTGCTGGCTCCCATTGAGCTGCCCGACCGCAGCCAGGCTAAGACGCAGGGCGACCTCGTCAGGCTGCTTGTGGAAGACCAGAACGCCATCGAGAGGAAAAACGCTGACCTCGGCGTCCTCAGGGAGTACTACTCAAAGTGATGCCGCCATCCTCCAGCACTCTGTCCGTCGACTGGGCCTACTATGTGCAGACGCTCTCGAGCGGCGGATACATCAAGGGCCTGATCGCCTGCTGTACCTGGTTCGCATCGCTTACCGGTATAGCCATAGAGGTGTATGCCATCTGCCTCTGCCTGTGTGTGGTGGATATGGTGCTGGGTACCTACGCCGCCATCAGGCAGGGGCGGTTCTCTCTGCGTATCTTCCAGCGTGGCGTCATGAAGTTCATCGTGTATGGCGTGTACATCCTCGTCGCAGCCGCTGTGCAGATTGTGCTGTCGAGGACGATCAGCATCGAAGTCCCGATGGTCGGATGGATTATCGCGTATCTTGGCGCAAATGATGCCTTGTCAATAATGGCCAACGCAAGGAATATTGGGTGGCCTATGCCTAAGCTATTCCAGACTATTATTGTTCGGGTGACTCATGGTGTTGAGAAGCAGGCGATGAGCGCTCTTGATGCAATAGACACAAAAGATACAGACGAACACAATGGATACCGCAATGGCAAAAAGCGCTGACGCATGGGGTGGGGGCGGTCATATCTTTACCGCCTTTCGCTTCTAGACCGGACTTGCACTCGAAAATTCTTTTTTGGCCATTTTTAGGGGGCAACATGGGACAATTCAGCTGGATGTACGGGGCCGCATGGCAGCAGGCGAGAGCCGACTACCTAAAGCGGCACCCCTTCTGCGCCATCTGCGGGAAGCCGCTCCGTGGTGCTGACGCCATCGTCGACCATATCAGGCCCCACCATGGGGACTGGACTCTCTTCTGGGATGAGTCGAACTGGCAGGCCCTCTGTAAAAGATGCCACGACGCCCACAAGCAGAGACAGGAGCATGGAGGAATTATCGGCGGGTGTGACGCCAGCGGCATGCCCACTGACCCGATGCATCCATGGAATGAGGAGGAGAAAAATGGGACGAAGAGGTAAGGCTGGGGAGCTAGAAAGATGCCTCTCTGGCGGCAGAGCGGCGAAAGCTCATCCCGCCCCCAAGGTTCTTCAGAAAACAGGCCGCGCGCTATGGAAAAATATAGTGGCGGCGTACCCGGACGATTATTTCAGGGCCGGGGACTGGCCGCTCCTGCAGTCGTACTGCCAGGAATTTGAGCGCCACGAGGAGGCGCAGAAGCATCTTCTCGAGGAGGGCGCCGTTATCCCCACGGCCAGCGGCGGCATGAGACGGTCTCCGTGGCATGACGTGCTTGTGGCGTCCATCAACGCCATGACGGCCATAGCCACGAAGCTCCGTCTGTGCGCCAATTCCCGGGTAGACAGGAAGGTCAATGGACTCGGCAACGCAAATGTCGCGAAAGAGAAGGGCCGTTCGGGGCTTATGTTTGGTGACTTCCCTGATAAGTCCGACAGGGCCAGCGTGCAGTGATGGACAGGGCGGACAGAATAATCGCCTTCATCGAGACGCTGAAGGCCCCTGACGGCAGGGACGTGGGGCAGCCTATCGTCCTGCGCCCGTGGCAGAAGGATATCCTGCGTCAGGTGTATGGCCCTGTCGGTCCTGACGGGCGCCGTATATGCAGGCAGGCCATCCTTTCTGTCGGGAGGAAGAACGGGAAAACCGCCCTTGTGGCCGGGCTGTGTCTCGCCCACCTCTGCGGGCCGGAAGCTATCAGAAACGGCCAGCTCTACTCAGTGGCCTTTGACCGCGAGCAGGCCGCCATCCTGTTCAAGTATATGGCGGCCATGGTGTACGCCGATGACGAGCTCTCCGCACGCCTCAATGTCGTAGAGTCAAGGAAGCGCATCCTCGACCCCATATCCGGCTCCGAGTATCAGGCCCTTTCGGCCGAGACGCGAGGGAAGCACGGGAAATCAAGCTCGTTCATCGTGTTCGACGAGCTGGCGCAGTTCGGGGCTGACCGTGAGCTCTACGATGTCATGATGACCTCGCGCGGCGCTCATGCCGAGCCCATGGTGTGGGTCATCTCCACACAGGCGGCATCGGACACGGCCGTGCTCTCCGAGCTCATCGACTACGGGGCGAAGGTCAACCGCGGAGAGATAAACGATCCCAAGACCAGGTGTTTCTGTTTTACGGTCCCGATGACCGATGACCCGTGGGACGAGGCAAATTGGAAAAAGTCCAACCCTGCACTGGGGGACTTCCGATCCCTCGATGAGATGAGAGAGACGGCCGAAAGGGCGAAGCGGATCCCCTCGGCCGAGGCGGCATTCCGGAATCTTTACCTAAATCAGAGGGTGGATGGCGCGGCGCATTTTATAACACCTGCAGTATGGAAGCATAACGGCGGCGAGCCTGACCTATCCCTCTTCGAGGATCTGCCCGTCTATGCCGGCCTTGACCTGTCTGCCAAAAACGACCTCACGGCGCTGGTGCTGACATGCAGGGACGGGACGGGTACCTGGCATGTCCTCCCGTATTTCTGGACTCCCAAAGAGGGGCTTGTGGATCGGGCAGAAAGGGACCGTACTCCATACGACGTATGGGTGAAGCAGGGCTACCTCTATACGACACCCGGGCGGACGGTAGACTATGGCTTTGTCGCGCAGGAGATAAAAAAGCTCATGGGCCGGATGCACATAGCCGGCCTGAAGTTCGACCGGTGGAGGATTGACGACATGGTGCGGGAGCTCCGTGACGTGGGCGTCGAGGCCTATGTCGACGGCAAGGAAGAGGCGTACCCCGACGGCCTCAGGATGATCCAGCACGGGCAGGGTTTCCGCGATATGAATCCGGCCGTAGAGGCCCTCGAGGACGCTCTGGCCAACGGGAAGATCCGTCATGGCATGCATCCGGTGCTCACGATGTGCGCCAGCAATGTCCGTGTACAGCAGGACCCATCAGGGAACCGGAAGTTCGATAAGATAAAATCGACGGGACGAATCGACGGTATTGTGGCGCTCGCCATGGCTCTCAACGGGGCAGTCGGAGGGGAGCCTGAGAGAACAGAATTTTTCGCGGAGGCATGGTGATATGTTCGATTTTTTCAGGAAAAAGCGGAAAAAAGAAACGAAAAGCGCGTCGTATGATGATTTGGTGATGAATTACGGTTTTGCCCAGTCCCATGCGG